GTATTCGTATAAGGCCTTCCATCAAGCGCACGGACGAATTGACCGTTTGAATACCCCTTATAACGATCTGCACTACTATGTCCTGCTGTCAGATTCTGCCATTGATCGAGCGATTAAGAAGGCGTTAGACCAAAAACGCAACTTCAACGAGCGTGAATTGTACTAGATTGTGGAAACATGATATTGAATTTTGAGGATTTCTTGGCAAAATGGCAAAAAAAACTGGCTTTTGAAATCCTTTAAAATTTTTTACATGTAGTATCATGTTGGTTATGGATAACTAATTGTAATCATTAACCATTTAAGTAAGTAAGTATATACACATATGTCCTAATTTAGGTAGTATACGTAGTTTATGAAAACATGATACAAAGTGTAAAAAAATCTAGAGGATTTGAAAAGCCAATTTTTTCTGCCATTTTGCCACGACAAAGAGAGGATGGCTCTTGGTACACCTCCGGGACCACGAGGTTACACAAGATGTACGGCAGATACCAGGCTTCCCCAACTACTATATTACCTTCTCGGGGGAAGTGCTCTCGGAAAACAGAGACATGATGCCTCTAGCCCAAAACATCAATCAGTTTGGGATAGCTCATGTTGGTCTCTATAGCGACAACAGACTGTATCGCCGGTCTGTAGCAAAGTTGGTGGCGGACGCGTTCTTAGACCCCCCGCAGTTCTCTCACTACAACACGCTCATCCATCTAGACGGGGTGAAACCAAACTGCCATGTTGAGAACTTGATGTGGCGGCCTAGATGGTTCTCATTCGAGTATCACAAACAATACTGGGAAGCTCCCAGCCCCTCCTGGGGAAAGTTCCCTGTTGAGGTTCCTGAGACGAACGAGTGGTACGACCACTGCTTCGATTTCTGTATGAGCTATGGTGCTTTGGTCCGTCACGTAATTGATGCCCTTACCTTCGCCAAACCCGTCCCCCTTCTGTGGATCGATGTCCGCAGTCCGAACTTTGTGGGGTGTATGTGAACATGATACTACCTAGTGTCGAATTCGCGTACTATAATAGAAGGAGACGGAGTTTCCCTCTCTATTTTTCGGGTTTGGAGGGATCATGAGTAGAGAATCAGATTACCAGGCTGGCCTGATTGTCAGGTTGAAGTCTTGGTTTCCTGGCTGCATCGTTCTGAAGAATGACGAGCAGTACATTCAAGGTATTCCAGATCTCTTGATCCTGTGGCACGACATGTGGGCTGCCTTAGAGGTGAAGGCTCACGAGAGAGCAGCGGAAAGGCCGAACCAAGGCTATTACGTTGATCTTATGGACAGCATGTCCTTCGCGGCCTTCATCTTTCCTGAAAATGAAGAGGATGTACTCTATGATCTTCAACAAGCATTCAGCTCTTGTCGGGCAGCACGCGTTTCTTAGTGCGAGCAAACCAAGTTGGATCAACTATGACGAAGACAAGCTCGACCGTGCCTATTTGGTCGCACAAGCTGCGGCTCGAGGTACACGGCTTCATGAGCTTGCCCATCGTTTGATTCGAGAAGAAGTTTGGCTTCCTGACAACGATCAGACATTGAGCCTCTATGTGAATGATGCGATCGGCTTCAAGATGTCACCAGAGCAGATCTTGTACTACTCGGAACACTGTTATGGCACAGCAGATACTATCTGCTTCCGTAACAACAAGTTGCGCATTCACGATCTTAAGACGGGCATCAACACAACGTCCGAAGCCCAACTCAAGATCTATGCAGCACTGTTCTGTTTGGAGTACAGGTTCAAGCCTTTCGACATCGAGATCGAGCTTCGGATCTACCAGAACAACGAGGCTCGCATCTATGAGCCCGATCCTGATGACATTTTTCACATCATCGACAAGATCGTGACCTTCAGTAAGCACCTTGAAGCTCGACGAGAGGAGGAACTGTCGTGAAGATCAGTGAAGAAGCCTATTTGGCTCACTACGGCATCCTCCGTCGTTCTGGGCGCTATCCTTGGGGTTCTGGTAACACACAAAGCCAGAGAAACAAGGACTTTCTCGAGTACGTAGACAGTTTGAAATCTCAAGGACTTTCTGAGACTGAAATTGCTCGTGGTCTTGGATATTTTACTGGCGATAAGGGCGTTAGTAGTACAGCACTTCGTGCTGCTATATCTATTGCCACGAACGAGCAGAAGGCAGCTAAAATAGCTCAGGCTGTTTCTCTAAAAGAGCGTGGTTACTCCAACATTGCTATTGGGGAAAAGCTGGGCACGAATGAATCTACCATTCGTGGCTATTTAAGGGCCCATGAGCAAGGTAAGGTCAATCGCGTTCAGACCACTGCTGACATGCTTCGGGATCAGGTCGATAGTCGAGGTTTCATTGATATCGGTTCTGGTGTAGAGCAGTATGTCGGTGTCAGCAGCACAATGTTGAACAATGCGACAGCCATTCTTCGAGAAGAAGGCTATGAAGTCATTTCGGTTCAGGTGCAGCAACAGGGAGCTTCTGGAAAGACCACGGTTAAGGTCTTGGCTCCTCCTGGTACGACATACAAGGATGTTGTTACAGCCAAAGAGAAGATTGTGCTTCCGAACTCCTATGTCAAGGACGATTTTGATGTTCAGACAATGCATCCTCCTATGTCAATCGGTCTCAATCGCGTTGGGATCAATTACAAGGAAGATGGCGGAGATCTCGCAGATGGTGTGATCTACGTTCGTCCTGGAGTCGATGCGGTTTCAATTGGAGCTTCTCGGTACGCTCAGGTTCGTGTTGCGGTTGAAGGAACGCACTACATTAAGGGTATGGCCATCTATAAGGATGATCTTCCCGCTGGTGTAGATCTTGTCTTCAACACGAACAAGAGTTCGACGGGAAACAAGCTCGATGCGTTGAAACCAATGGCTCTAGAGAACGAAAACCCCTTCGGTTCATCAATTCGGCGTCAAATCACGAAAATGGTTGATGGTAAAGAGGTTCTAACCTCTTCCATGAACATCGTCAATGAAGAAGGCAACTGGGAAACTTGGTCAAAGCAACTTTCTTCTCAGTTTCTGTCTAAACAGAACAACAGGCTTGCAAACCAGCAATTGGGAACAAGCTATGCTATGAAGAAGGCCGAATTCGACGAAATCGCCCAACTTACGAACCCAACAGTTCGTAAGAAGCTTATGGAAGACTTCGCCGATAGCGCCGATTCTGCTGCGGTCCATTTGAAGGCCGCTTCGTTGCCGAATACTCGAAATCACGTGATTCTGCCGATTCCGTCTCGAGATAAGGACCCGAAAAACGGTCTGAGAGATACGGAAGTTTATGCGCCTAACTATAAGCACGGCGAACGGGTTGTTCTGATTCGTCACCCTCATGGAGGAACTTTCGAGATTCCTGAGTTGACGGTGAATAACGCCAACCCCGCAGCCAAGGCTCTTATGGAAGGTGCTAGAGATGCGATCGGTATAACGCCGAAAGTTGCAGAACGTCTGTCTGGTGCCGACTTTGATGGGGACACAGTTCTGGTCATCCCCAATAGTAAGGCCGGTGTTAAGACGTCTCCTGCACTGAAGCAGCTAGAAGGCTTCGATCCAAAGCAGTACAGGCTTCCGGATTCGATGCCAAGGATGTCGCCTCAAACTAAGGGTCGGTTGATGGGAGATGTTTCGAATCTCATCACCGACATGACAATCAAGGGTGCAGACCATTCTGAGATTGCTCGTGCAGTCAAGCATTCTATGGTTGTCATCGATGCAGAGAAACACCACCTGAACTACAAGCAATCAGCTATTGACAACAACATCCCTCAGCTGAAGGCTCGGTATCAGGGTGGTGAACGTGCTGGTGCAGCAACCCTAATCTCCAGGGCTAAGTCTGAAGTACGGGTACCACACCGTACAGGTAGGCCAGCTAAAGATGGTGGTCCTATTGATAAGGACACTGGAGAGAAGAAGTGGGTCTATACAGACCCGGCTTTGGGTAAGCGACCTACAATCTCTACGAAGTTGGCTGAGGCTAGGAATGCACATGACCTATCCTCAGGTACGGACATAGAGCGAATCTATGCAGACCATTCCAACAGAATGAAGGCTTTGGCGAATGATGCAAGAAAGGAAGCTGTTAACACAAAGCATGTTCCTTACTCTTCTTCGGCAAGGATGGTCTACAAGGATGAGGTCTCTAGGCTGGATCATGCATTGAACTTAGCGAAAGCGAATCGTCCATTGGAAAGGCAGGCCCAGATTCTTACGGACCACGCCGTCAAACAAAGGCGGGATGCCAATCCCCACATGGACAAGGATGAGTTGAAGAAGGTAAGAGGTCAAGAGCTAGCTAAAGCTAGAATTCGTACTGGTGCAGATCGAAAGCAGATAGAGATCACGGACAGGGAATGGGAAGCTATTCAAGCTGGTGCTGTAAGCAAGCACAAGCTAGAGGACATTCTGAGGAATGCCAACCCTGAAAGGGTAAGAGAGCTAGCCACCCCTCGTGCCAGTACTGCAATGACATCAGCCAAGCTGGCAAAGGCCAAGGCCTTGATCAACAGTGGTCATACACAGGCAGAGATAGCACAGATACTGGGCATCGGCCTGACCACATTGAAGGATGGATTGAGGAAGGGATGAGATGGCCAAGCACATGCTGACCACAACAGACAATCCATTCCATCCAGTAACACAGTTCGATGAGTGGAACACATGGGACACCATGCATGGCTATCACACACTTGGATACTTAGCAAGAATCTGTTTCGTATCAGATGACATGTCTGAGCCAGACCAAGTGGCAGCCACCGAGGCAGCGATTGACGAAATCGTGAAGATGAACATCAACGGAATGTATACGAAAGTCGTCGTTCCGGAATGAAAACTTCCTCCCCTCTGTCGATGCGTCAAAAAATCGACAGG